CCACCGCGACCAAACAATGGGGAAGGCCCCACTGCCCGATCCTCAGCCTAGATGTTAGGTTTGATCCACTGCTTCACAGCAGGGGACAGATTGTGGTACCCTACTGGGCGCCACGCTCTCCTAACTTTCGTGTGTCTAGGCAACACGACCTCATCCGGACGGGTACCACACCCCTGCGTGAAATCACGCAAGAGCCGTTCCCATCCGTCGAGCTGAGATGGGACTCTAGCAACAGCTAGAGTCTTGACTCGGAACTCGATTCGGTGGAGCTCCTTGTTGATCCTCGACGGGATACCGATCTGCGCATTCGCGCGGACCGCCGCCTCGCTCGAATCAACGACTTCACAAGGATACCCAGAAGTAGTAATTCCAAAAGGGATTTTCCCATGGACACTACGAAGGGCTCCAAAAATGAAGTCAGCCAGCTGATCATAGCCTTTCCTCCGGAGAGAATTCCCGTAGGAGGCATATGAGGCCAGGCAGGCTCCAGATGAGGGACTATCCGACCACCGAGTGGACACGCGGGTAGGTGTGACATCGACGCCATCATAGGCATCCATGCCACAACTTTCCCTAAAGTCCCCTCTGTGGAAGCACTTCGACTTGTTGACTCTTAAGCCAACACGCTCCAGTGCTTCTACCACGACCTCAAATACGCCCGTAGGAACGATTATATCGTCCCCATAGACGTACACGAGGCCGGCGGCGTCGCGGTACGACAATTGTTGTGCCAACGCTACCGCCGATGTGCAGATCGCCCAGAAAACCAGCGCTTCAACGGAAAAGCATACAGCTGATCCCATTGGTGCAAATTTTCTGAGCTCAACTACCCTCCCATCAGGGAGAAGGGTGGCAGTAGTCCGAATTGCCTCAAGGCATCGTGTAATATGCTCTGGAAAGAGCATCTTCACTAGCTGAAGAGACACTCGGTCCGAGGCATCCTTCAAGTCCAAGGTCGCGAAGAAGTGGTGTTGAGATGATTCTCTAGCCAAGTCTCTGTTGACCGACTGGTCCTTGAAGTTGATGTGCCCTCTCGTCAGTCGATGAGACTGAAGTCGGGACACAAGCGCGCGATTGAATCCCTGCTGAATCCACTGGTATTCCAGCGGTTCCATGGAGATGAGTCGCGGCCCTCGTGAATCCTTCGGGACGAGTACCACCTTGGCCTGACCGGATTTAGTCCTAGTCAGGCCCCGGTACCACCGTACCCGATCGAGCACTTCCTTGTCGCGCCCTACTATGAAGTAATCATAATAGGGGTACACCTGGTGAATGCTATCGTAGAGGCGGGAAAACTCCCACTTCTCCTCAAGCTTCTCACCTGTGGCGACCGCGCCCGGGCCATGCTTCGGAAGCACATCCTTTGGGTCAAACCCAGAAAGGACATCGCCTATCAACGACCTAGCATGAGCAATAAGCTCATCATCAGCCACTTCAAGACGACCAAGCTCGCACTCAGTTGTAACAAAGCCATCGATTACATCGGTGACTTGTTTCTCAGAGTACGGTAGCTTGTACTTGTAAAGCATGTAGCAGAACTGCCGGATATCTTGTATCACGGCAGGTTCGGGCCATCCCAGGCGCCCGTCAGAGGTATAGACCTTGCTAAGTAGCCCCTGCAGTAATGCGGGGACTGCTGGTCGCTTCCGGGACATCTTAAGGATGCCGGTAGGGACTTGTAGCAGGCCGCTGTCGAATGACGCATCGATCGCTTTCCCCAATCGGGGAAGGATCTTAGTCAGGAACGACAGCCCCTCTGATTGAACCCTCGACTCGATGGTCAAGAAGTCCTTCTCAAAGGATTTCGCCTCTTTGGGGTACCGCCGACTAAAGTCGGACAGCAGTTTCCGATAGAGGTTGAGGAGGAAGCGGATTTCGTCCGCGTTAACCCCCTCGCTCCGGCTCTTCCGAGAACCCATTAGGGTTACCCTCCGAAAGCCGTGCCTCGACCCCTACCTCCGCGAGAGTAGTAAGAGTCTCGAGCTCACGTTGTGAAACGTTAGCCTAAGACTCGCCGCGGAGGACCTTAGCCAGCGTAGCAGAGTCGAGTAGGTCGACCGTAAGGCCGAACATGCGCTCGATCTCTGCCGCCGAGAACAGGTTGTTCCGCGGAACCGTGAACGTAATGTTCACTGTCGCAGTGGAGAGCAGACCCGTTTCCGAGTCGCGCTCCGTGCGAGTGAGGCTGACGAGATGGCGGTCCCGGAGACCCTCCTCTTTGGAGTTCATCTCCTGGTGCTTGATCGTCAGCTTTTCAGGTTCCGTGAGGCTCGTAGCCTCGTTGACCCGCTCGGCACCGTCGTTCATCTGCTTCACCTTAGTGAAAACAGAATCGACGGAGTCGTGGGTAAGGGTAAGGGAATCGGAGAGCACAATTAGCCTCTTTCTAAGTAAGTCCGCCTCTTCGGCGGCGATAGAAGGAGCCCAGCCCCTGAGCGATCAGGGCTGAACCCAGCTGCTGCTGTAGTGGTGTTAAGCCGCTCGTGTCAACACTCCCACTGGGAATGCCGCCGCGACGGTGGTAAGCCGTCACGAGAGTAGTGCTCACGACTTCTGCACCCCCACGGTTATCCGTGGGAGCCCAGGTCTCGATCATCATGCGATGAGTAATCGCATGAGTCGATCCTTTTACGGCTATGGTGCCTTTGAAGGGCTGGTGAACGTCAATGTTCTGTTCCAGCCAGTCTTGGACATCCACGAACCAATCGATCGCAAACGAAAAGGGAATCGCTTCCCACACGATTTGCGCCGGGTTCATTAGGCCCAAGGCAGAGCACATACCCAGTAGGAACTCGTCCGCTCCGCCCAAATCGAGATTGTAGTAAACGCCAGACTGTGTCTGGACTTTTACCGTCTCCCAGAGGACAGAGCTACCCCCACCGTCGAAGTTAGTTGTACAAAATCTGGGATTCCAATCGTCGTTAAACGTTGGACGCTGACCCACATTCGGGTTATCCCAGACAGTGACGGTGTTGGCTGTAATAGTACGGCCATTAATCCTCCTTAGGTGCTCCAGTCGAGCTCGTACTCTCGATGTGAGAGTTAAGAGCCGCTGAAGATCTTGCACGAAGGGCAATGCCCCGAAGTGCCACCATAGGAAGATGTTGGGTATCGCCTCAATAGCGCTCTGGACGCGAGGGATCAATTCCCTCACGCCATTCCTGAGCTCCCACAAAAAGTTAGCGATGCTAACTTCCACAGGCACTTGCTCGAGCATGTTGTCGAGGTGCCTGCGGCTGTGCGAGGCGAGGACGTGTCCCGGTACTAATCCGTTATCGCTATAGAGATCCCCGTTATCAAACGAGGACGCTCCGAGAGCGACAGGCTGGTAAGACCCAGTATATCCCGTCACAACAGGCTCCCCAAAGGGATCCCATATGGGCGGGTATTTAATATACTGGGGCAACGGCCCTGGACGGATGAGCACCTTCACGTGGGTCACAGGATGCCAGGGATATACTCCCTGATGGTCGAAACCTTCCACTATGTCGTGGATATGTTCCGACACGTAGTAGGGATACGACTGTTGGCTCTGATTCCAAGCCCATCCGGTGCTATCACTAGCACCGAAGGGTCCGGCCGGAGTTTCAGTCGTACGATACCTAATACGTTCCTGTCCCACGATGAGTCTCCATACGCGACCCCAAGAGAGGATCACGAGTCAAACCCTCCCGCAG